AAATGACAATCAACATATAATACCTATATTAGAAATTCAGGGGATTAAATTTTCTGCTAGAAGTTTTCAGATAGAAGTTGTTGGGAAACAAATAATGTTACTAACAAATAAACCATTGTTCAATTCTTGTATGATTCGAAAAGATAGCTTGAATGCGCATACACCGTCAACAGATGTATCCATTCATAAACCAGATTCCATTCTTGAACCAGATTCCATTCTTGAACCAGACAATAAAGAATCAGTAGATGAACTTATAAATGAAGATGCAGCAGTTACTACTTCTGAGCAAAACGAAAATATTGTGAATGATTTATTAGATGACAAAAGTTTAGGCGATAATGAGGCTGATCAAGACGATACGGATAGTGTTGATAATGAGAATGGTAGCACAATTAAACCTGCATATAACAGTATTAATGAAACCAATTGTGATAATGTAGATGATACTAACAACCTTGATGATACTAACAACACTAACAATCTCGATGATAACGATGGTTACAATAACGACGTCAGTAACCAATTTAAAAATAATAATTCTTCGAATAGGCAAGATTATTTAGAAGAAGTTTCAGACAGTATTCAGATTAATGAAACATCTAGCACAAATCTGAAATTAAAACAACCAAGTGAAGTATATTACGAGATTTATAAAATAACAAAGGAAAAGGCGAAACAACATAAAAAGGCAGCCATCGCACATTATTTAGAAGCAAAGAAGATTAAGAATAGCTATCTTTTAGAAGATATGAATGAAAGCGACGATTCATCTGATGATGAATACGATATCAGTGATTCGGACAAAGTAAAACAAGAAATAACAAATATGGTAGAGGAGATACGATAATTTAGTATTATTTGAAAGTTGATTTTAGCAATTTAAACCAGTCTTTAGAAAGATGTGTGATAATTCCAATTAATGTTTTAAATTTTGAAAAATATTTTATCCTTTATTTTATATAAGAAGATGGCCGACTTAATGAAATCACTCAAGAAGCTTAAAATAGAGCACGTTGTACTTTTTGTTATCGGAGCTTTATTCGTCATGTTCCTTTTAAATTCTTACAGCGCCTCTAAAAATACCGAGTCTGAAAAAATGACCGCCAGAGACACACAAGCTATGTATAATGCACCTAATCAGCAACAAGCATCTGGTGTTCAACCTTCTCAACCATTAGGCCAAAATGAAACATATGCTTCTGCCGATGGTGTGGCCACATCTACACAGGGGTTACCTCCTTCGTGCTCAAAAGAGCCCGTTGCTGATCCTTCTGAGCTTTTACCCAAAGATACCAATAGCCAATGGGCTCAATTGAACCCCTCTGGATCTGGTGATTTAGAAAATGTAAATCTCCTTCGTTCTGGTTACCATATGGGAATTGATACTGTTGGAAACACATTAAGAAATGCTAATTTACAGCTTCGTTCTGAACCTGCTAATCCTCAAGTAAATGTTGGACCCTGGCACAACACAACTATCTCTCCTGATACAATGAGAGTTCCTCTTGAAATTGGACAAGGTGGCCAATAAATAAATTACTGTAATTTATATTATACTAATTTATTATAGACAATGAAATTAAAAATTAACATGTTTGGATTTATAATGATATTATTTATTATCCTAATAGCTTTAAAAATATATTACGAATCAGATATTTTTAATCTAAGATGTATTGTATCTACGGTAGATGGAAAAAAATATTGCGTGCGAGAGCGAAACAATATCCAAAAAGCTTCTAACTTATTAGCTAATACAACGGATAAAATGAAACAGTTAGTTAAAAATATGGGGGTCAAATATCCCACTCGCGACAATGTACAACGACTAGTCGAAAATTTCAACCCAACTGCTATAAAAGAAACTCTTCCCACGAGTGAATATACAGCGTATAGTGAAAACAAAGGAGAGAAACTTGCATTTTGTCTAAACAAAAAAAAAGGAAACAATGATAATTTGATAGATTCGAATACACTACTATTTGTTGCTATTCACGAATTATCACACATTATGAGCTCGACTGTAGGACACAATGATGAATTCTGGAATAATTTTAAGTTTTTATTAGAAAACGCGGTTGAAATGAAAATTTACGTGCCAGTCGATTATAAAAAAGACCCTGAAGGGTATTGTGGTATGAATATTACCGACAATCCTTATTATGATTTATAATTTAGAATGTATAACTACCTTGTCGTTTTTACCACTAGTAGAATCTATATTGGATTGGATATCGGTATGGTAAGATTGAATTTTATCCCGAATCAATTGAATCTTCTGCTGAATGTACCAAACATTGCTGTTAGCAATATGCAGCTCGTGATAATACTCGTGTAAATCGCATTCTAACTCTCTTATCCTTGTGTCATAAGTAAGTTGTGTATTTCTATTTGTCATCGTCCTGAGACTACCTAGATAATTACGTGATTATTCTTTATGCGAGTTACGATTTACACTTTCAATCGTATTTGTTTACTGGTGACTGTTTTATAAGTATCATTGTCGAATTGTATCGTAAACTGTGTTTTGAAGTTGTTTTCATTTTGAATTGTACATATTGTCCATGTATTATGGTTGTGTATAACATTCATACCAACCTTTGCTTTTTTATAAATCAACAAATATGTATTGTTACATCGCTCGTTTACTTCACTCAATGGTGTGTTTTGAATTCTAAAATATGTGTCTGGAATAGTTGGGAAAAATGTGTCGCATTTATAGTCATCATGAATATAAGTGACATACAGATAATCTAATGTATTGGATTCTAAATATTGTCGATATGTCTGAGCTCCCCCGATTACCCATAATTTGTCGTATTTTCTCTCTTCGCAGTATTCGGATACACCGTCGATTGATGCAAAAGTTTTGACTATCTTTCCGTTTTTAGTGTAATCCAACTCCATAGAGCTTGACAATATCAAATGATCTCTGTTTTTCAAAAATGGTATACTTTTCCAGGTATTTTTACCCAATATTACAGCATTATTACCTGCACCACTCGTCATTTTTTGAAACCTTTTCAGATCGTCTGGTAAATGCCAGGGCAATTTGTTGTTTACACCAATTCCATTGTTGTTACACATTGCCACTATTCCATTAATAAGCATTATCTGTATATAAAATAATATTTAGATTTTATATATATAAATGAGCGAAATTATCAAAATATACCAACAAACAAATATAGGACAATATAGTAAGATAATTGTATTTTATGGAGATTCGTATACAGATGAAATAAGTGATATATTTTTAAAAGACCCCACCAGTGAAATCTTCAAAGAAGTATTTAGTAAGCATGAAATACAATTGATACGCGATCAAGGAATAGATGTAGTATTTACCAAACAGCGAATTTATTTAGATGATTCAATAGAAGCAATAAAGAAGAAAATTATTACAGAATACTCCAGTAAAATAGCATTTGAAGAGTTGTATTTATATGCGAAACAGATTATTGATTTTAACAATACATCTATTTATGAAAATTTAAGTCAACAAGGAAAAATAAATATTACACAGGATGTAATATTGCAGTTTCTTTCAAATATACAGGATTTTGATATAAATACAATTACCTCTAAAGACAATTATGATTTTAATGATATAATTTCATTAAACTTATCTTCTAAAAAACGGATTGTTGATATACCGTTAGGGCAACATTTCGTGACAAACGATAGTATGTATTGTTATTCGGTGAATCCGTTTAGAGTTGTAGATTACAGTCAAATGTTACAATTGCATGCAGAATCTATTATAACTACATCAAATAAAGATTTGCTACTGTCGCGAGGATTTATATTTGAAAACTCAATATACTTGACAATGGCAGAAGATGTTTTGCAATATGCTGTAAATAAAAACATATCCGAAAAAACAACCGTCAAGACATATTATCCATTTTTAAATGAGCAAAATATAGTAAATAAAACAACATTGGCAGAAGAGCAAATATCACTTGTAGACAATAATAAGCAGTTATTATCCGACAAGTACAGACAAAACCTCAACAATATAAATTTGTTTTATGATATTTATAATTCTAGAAAGAATGATTTAAAATATATAGAACAGGGAATCCGCAGTATTGAGTTTACAATGTCTCAAAGATATGAGTATAACATTCCACTGGATACTATATTTAAATTAATCCACGCGTCTATAACAGTTCCATTTATAAAAATGAATCCCTCGAAGAAACAGGAAAATATATATCGACTATACTGTAACAAAACCTCAACAACTGGGAAAAAAATACCATATTTAAGTAAATCAAATATTCTGAAATTGGTTAAAAACATAACTGGCTCTAGACGTGTCACATGTTACATAGAGCATTTGCGCGACAATAAAACCATTCCAATTTTACTTGGATTTGATTCAGATGCAAATATACATGTATCTATTAATTTTAAGGAGGCTCAGTCAATACCATCCATTGAAAGTATTTTGAAAGAATCGATCAACCCTATTATTGAAATCATTCAGACATATTTACTTACTAGTGGCTATACAATGGACTTGTTTTCTAACTTGTATGAACCAACTGTGGAGATTGCGAATATTACATATAATGCATACATTTCAATCGACAAAAATATAAATTTAAATAATTTGTTAGGTTGTGTTTCCAGCGTATTTAATGTCGTTGTAGGTGAATTGAAAAAAGGTATTGTAATGAGATACAAACGAGTTGCCAATTTTAACGAAATGGACAGTGCTGATGCATTCATAGTTGAAATGTTAAACAGAGCAAACGAAGATGAAAACATTGTGAAATCGGTTATGGATAATTTTCAAATGACTGAAACAGATGCTCAGTTGAAAATAGCTGATTTGTTGAATGAGATCCAAGTTGTGCAGAATCTAGGAAAAAAACGCAAATTAAGAATAAAAAATAACCCGGGTTTCTTAACAAAAATAACACAGGACCAATTTAAACAAAACATCATGATTGAAATGGAAAACATTAATAGTATTTTTTATATGAGTGTTATTCCAATTTATTTGGATTCCATCATTCGTATAACACAGGATCCAACGAGTAGTTCTATTGATATCTCACAAGTAGATGCTTTATGCAAAACAAAGAACATAGACGATGATGTATATATTACTGATATTATTGCTGATTCTGAAAAATCATTGACTCAAAATATTCCAGTTGCTGTAACAGCACAGGATTTGAAATTTGGCACAGATGTTAATAAAATTTCAGACAAAGATAAATCTGTAAATGTACTAGATTTTTTATTCGACGACGACGACGACGACGACGACGACGATGAAGATTATCGTGATGATGCATCAGAAGGAAATGAAATCACAGGAGGCATTGGATTAAATAGTGATGATGAAGATAGTGGCATAGATGTAGATAT